CCCAACTATACATATTCTTGCGAATCTTGTAACGAAGACTTTGAATTATTTTCTTACATTAAAGACTACAACCCAAACCCCATCTGTGTTAATTGTAATTCTACAAAAACATATAGACTTTATGCTGTGGATGTAGCAACTCAGTCAGCTTCTGTAAAAAAGTCAGATTCAGAGCTAAAAACTCTTGGTGATTTAGCCAGGAGAAATAGTGAACGCATGAGCGATGACGAAAAGATATCATTACATATGAAACATAATGAATACAAAGAAAACAAAGAAGAAACAAAACCGTTGCCCACAGGTATGAGCAGAATGAAAAAATCGCCGAAAATTAAATGGCCAGGAAGTAAAAAACGACAAAGAAGGAAACCACAATGAACTTGAAAGACAATAACTTCATTTTTAAGCAAAATATTAATTTAGATGATTCTAATAATCATACTACTCCAGCAAAATATTATGCTGTACTAGGTAATCATGATTATATAGATGAAAATAATAATCCTAGATTGCTCGAAGAAAATAAGTCCACGCTAGCCAAGAACGTTAATAATAAACTATATATTAAAATTGGACCATATGGCAGAATTTTTAATCCTATGGGAATGTTTAGCGAAGGAAGAGACAACAAGTTTGCTGCAAAAACAGGAAAGAATGAGTATAGTTTTAAGCAAGTAAATCAAAAAGTATTCGACATGTATTTGAATTTCTTATCCACTAAAAACTTAGCGTGGCTTAATAATGCAGAAAGAGAGATGATATAATGGCCAAAAAGAAAAAGACCAAAGAAATAGAGTATGCGGTTAAGTATCTAAGTGAGACAACTAAAATGTCTCCCGAACAAATTTCATTAGAGTTGGGGGTTGAAAAAGCGATTGTGGAAGGTATACTTAATCAGCCAGCAGAAGAGAAACCTCGCAAAGTTAGCAAAAGTCAAAACTTAATGGTTCGACACACAGCATCGAAAAAGAATAATAATGTTAGCATAATGACTGAGGGTGCTTCTCAGCTAAACGATGAATTGGTTAAAAACTTTGACAACACACCATCAAGAACAAGCAAAAACGCAATCTTTAGACCTAATGGCTAATAAAAAATACATCTCTAAATATTCTAATAATAAAGAAGTTAGTCCAGCTCAATATATTACCGAAATTATATGCGAAAATAAAGCTAAAAAAGATAAGCTTGATTTGCATTATAGATTTTGGGTTAATAAAGAATGGGCTAGTTATTATAGAAATCAGATAGCAACGGCCCATAAGCTAGTTAAAAAATATAGTGATGTGGCTATTGTAAGAGCATTGAAGAATGCCAAAGCCTCAAGAATTTATTCTCTGCGGGCTCCTCATCTGATAGCTATCATAGAAGAAGAACAGAAAAAACTAGAAGCAGAAAACAAAGAAATTACATTGGATTTACAGCGTCCAGAAAATGTTAAGTTTAGATCAAAAAATACCAAAAAGACAAAAAATATTTTTTCCAAATTAAAGGATATAGATGATGAGTGTTAAAGATGATGTTACAAAAGCATTCGGCCAAGATATTATACTCAATGGCAATGCAATTATGGACCGTAAATCCATTATTATCCCAGTCAGTCCATCCTTAGATATTGTGCTAAATGGCGGCATACCAGAAGGTAGTTTCGTTGTATTTACTGGGCAGCCGAAATGTGGTAAGACCATAACATCTCTTGACTTCGCTTCTACTGCACAAAAGCCAGAATACCAAGGAGATTTAGATAAACCAAGAGAAGTCTATTATCTAAATATTGAAGGCAGATTGAAAAAACGAGATATAGAAGGTATCCCGAATTTAGATTTGTCACGATTTCATGTTATTGGAAGTCAGCAAGGTAAAATCTTACATGCAGAAGAATATCTACAAATTGGTGAGAAAATCATTAATGAAATTCCAGGATCTATCGTTATTATCGACTCTTATTCTGCATTATGTACAGAAGCAGAAATTACTAGCGATATGAATAAAATGCAACGAGCAGACGGGGCTAAGTTACTTGCTAAGTTTTGCAGAAAGGTGGCCAATGTTATTCCTGTGAATAAAAATATTGTTATCGGAATTACTCACTTAATGGGCAATCCAACAGGATATGGTGCTGAATTTAAAGAGAAAAGTGGACAGGCTATTGCTTATCAAACAGATATTAAACTTAGAGCAAAAAGTTTTAAGCCTTGGACCGTGGGCAGCGATAATACACAAATAGGACAAGAAATTAATTGGCAAGTAGTAGTTTCCGCATTGGGTTCTCCTGGGGCTAGTATTACTAGTTATTTAAGATATGGCGATGGTATTGATAAATATATGGAAGCAATCTGTCTTGCATCTGATATTGGCCTTATCAGCAAAGGTGGAGCATGGTATACTTTAACCTCTCTTCCAGATAAGCCAAAATTTCAAGGCACAGAAAAGGTGAGAAATTTCTTGCTAGAAAACACAGAGGCATATGAGAATTTAGTTTCTGCTATAAAAGATACTATGGGAATTAAATGCTAATCACAGATTTAGACGGAAACACTCATAAATGGAACTTGACAGGAAACATCGCTCATGGTAAGATAGCGAATAAGTCAAGTTTTCATATCAAAGCAAGAGGAGTGTTATCTAAAAAATATCCAACATTACAAATTCTAGAAGAAGTTTCTATCAATTTAAAGAAGGGTGAAACTTTATATTTAGATTTTTATTTACCATTAAAAAAGCTATGTATAGAAGTTCATGGTGAACAACACTATAAATTTGTTGGTTTTTATCACAATAATATGCTATCATTTTTAAAGGCTCAAAAAAGAGATAGAGAAAAACAAGAATGGTGCGAGCTTAATGGAATAACATATATAGTATTTCCTCATTTTGAAAACGAAGAACAGTGGTTAGAAAGATTAAATAATGCATAAATCATCTAAAGAAGAAGTAAAGCATTGGGATGATATACTTGACGAATATGAAAATAGTATTGGATTGCCTGTTTATAAAAACGATGCTCTATCAGAAAATGAATTAAACGAATATTTAACCATGAACAGAGACAGTCTAGAAAAATTGAGTCCAGAAGATTGTGCTCAAATATCTTATCGTTTAGGGCAATTTTCTTTTCACATACAAAGAACGATTAATAGAGAAATAGCCAGATATAACTGGGCAGACGAAATGGTTAAAGAGACTATTGCTGATGAGATTAATAATTACAAAGGTTATGGTTATTTGGAAAAATCTGGACAGGCAATTAAACATAATGATAGGGCTCAGTCATTGAATAACATAAAGAAGTTTGCCAAACAACGGTCTGATCGCTTGTCTTATTTAGCCAATGGTATAAAAAACTTATCGGACATTCTATTGTCTATACAAAGAAACAAGGTGAAACATGGCTCTTGATAAAGACGATATTAAACAATTAATAGCTATTCTACAAAAAGGCTTAACAGACGACGAAGAAGTTGAGGAATATGAAACTCCCATTAAAACTACTTCGCCAAAACAGACTAAGAAAAAAATAACAAACAATTTGTTTGATAGTATGGCAGAATCGCGGATGCATAAGGAAGATGTGGAAATTGATAGGAAATTAAATAAACTACCTCCAACAGAAAGATCTAGAAATTATCGTCCAATACAAGTTCGTTGTCGGGTTTGTGGTAGAGAAGAGAGTTTAAATCCGGCACTTGTCGAATCCATTGAGAGACATAAATGTAATAGGTGTTCAACGTCATCGGGGTGAAAAATGATATTGTGTGATCCTGCTTCTGAACGAGCAGTTTTGGCTGGAATATGTAGGTATGGCGAAGATGCTTATCTAGATGTTGCTGATATTATCCAAGAATCTTCATTTACTATTGATAGCAATAGTATTATATATAAGTGTTTAAAATATTTATGTGAAAATGAACAGCAGCCTTCTATAGATGTTGCGTCTATATATGCCGCAGCACAAGATATTGGTGTTTCGAATGTTTTTGCTAAAAAAGAAGAAGCTCAACACCTTAAAGCGATTATAGACTTTCCAGTTAGTCTAGAAAATGTTCGCAAGTTTGCTGCTAAAATTAGAAAGCTAGAAATTGCTAGATTATTACGGCAACAACTAGAGCAGGCTGGCGATAAACTATTAGAAATTAATGG